CGTGTCTGACGACGCCCCACCCGCGCCCAAGCCAGACGGCCGCGGCAAGTCGCCCGGCAGCCAGGCAGCGCTCCGCGCGCATGCTATCAAGCCGGGCGAGAAGAGAAATCCGAAGGGAACGAACCGCTGGAAAAGCGCGCTGTCGCGGATCTCAGCGTACCTCAATGCCACAGCGAACCCAGGCACGAAGAGCACAGAAACGCGATTCGACCGCGTGCTCTTGGCCGCCTACACGTCTGCGATCATGCCTGGCTCCAAGGGCGCGATGGATCGCAAGATGCTGATCGAGCAGATGGCGGGCAAGGCGCGCCAGCAGCTCGAAGTGATGGGAGAAGGCGGCGGACCTCTGACGACCGAGACCCGCCAGGAGACGCTATCGGCTGAGGAGATGGCCCAGCGATTCCTGAGAGCCGCTCGAATAGCGAAACAGATCCTTGATCACGATGCAGCTCCATCCACGGCTCCGCAGGCGTTTAGCGAGATCGATGTGAGCGCTCAGGAATTGCCCGAGCCAAGCACCTCAGAGGCTCCGACTCCCCACGGTGCCTCAATGGGGGCGATGTCTGGGCAGGCGCCGACACCACAGCCAGGCGTGCCGACTACAACGGGACCTAATGCGGGGATGATTCGACGAGGCTCTTGATGCCCGCCGTCGTCGCACGCAAAGACCTCGAGGTCCTAGACTTCACTCGGCGCCACGCCGAAGCCAAGTTGTGCGCGGCGGCCCGATCGGACTTCCGCGCGTTCGTCCAGTACGTGATGCGAAACGAGGAGACCGGTAGAACCATCGACCTGGCACCCCTGCATTATCGATGGTTTCAGATTGCGGAGAAGTACGATCGGCTGGTGCTGTGGGCCTTCGTCGAGTCGGGGAAGACCCTGAGCCTCAGCGTGGCTCGAACGCTCTACAAGCTGGGGCGCGACCCGACGCTGCGTTTCGCGATCGTCAGCAACACGTCGACCATGGCGACCAAGATCGCCAACCTGATCGGCCGATACATCGAGTCGAGTGAGGCATTGCACGAGGTGTTTCCCGATTTAGTGCCAGACCCGTCGATGCCATGGAACAGCGAGCAGCTTACGGTCCAGCGGGAGACGATGTCGAAAGATCCGTCGGTCAACACGCTGGGGGTCGAATGCAACACGCAGGGCGCGCGCATCGACGAGGCGATCTTGGACGACATATTGAATCGAGAGAACACCCGCACCGAATACATGCGGGCCGGCGTGCTCGACTGGTACCTCAAGACAATTCCGGGCCGCATGACCGCACGCGGGCGCATTCTCGCGATCGGCAACGCATTCCATCCGCAAGACCTGCTACACACGATGGCGCGCAACCCGCGATGGCGCGCGTTCAAGTACCCGATCTTGTCGAAGGACGGCCAGAGCGCTTGGCCCGAGGTGTGGTCTCTCGCGCGCATCGAGAAACGCCGCCAGGAGATCGGCCCCATCGAGTTTCAGTCTCAGCTCATGTGCCAGGCCACCGACGACTCGACTTCTCGATTCAAGCACGAATGGCTCGACGCATGCAAAGCCCGCGGCGAAGGCAAAAGCATGGTGTACGCGCTGCGGGCGGTGCCGCCTGGCTGCAAGGTCTACTGTGGCGTCGACCTCGGCGTGGGGCTGAAGGCAAACAACGACCTGACGGTGTTCTTCGTGATTTTCGTCCACCCGAACGGCGACCGCGAAGTGCTGTGGGTCGAGTCGGGTCGCTGGGTCGCCACCGACATCATGGCCAAGGTCGTGGACCTGTATGAGCGGTTCCATTGCATCTTCGTAATCGAGAACGTGGCTGCCCAGCAATTTCTGGTTCAGATTCTCCAGAACAAGACCGCAATTCCCATCGTCCCGTTCACAACCGGGCGCAACAAGGTAGACCCGACGTTCGGCGTGGAGGCGATGAGCGCCCAGTTCGCCGCGGGAAAGTGGATTATCCCGAACCGCTCGGGAGCGTGCCACCCGGAGGTGCAGGTGTGGCTGGACGAGGTGCTCGGGTACAGCCCGCAGGCCCACACTGGCGACCGGCTCATGGCGAGCTGGATTGCGAGCGAGGGCGAGCGGCTGGGCCACGAAGCCCCGAAGCCAGAAGTCGGTTCGATCAACCTGAGACTTTCGAATTGGTGACCCGAGACATCAACACCAGCAACCAAGTGAGAGGATTAACCCATGTCCAGCGGTGTGACCCGAGACATCAACACCAGCAACCAAGTGATCGGCGCCTCGGCCGACATGAAGCTCGTCAACGAGAGGCTCAAGCGGCTCGGGCTCTCCCCGCGCCAGCTCGAGCTTAACAGGCTGTATGCGTACTTCCGCACCCAGCAGCACGAGGATTGCGCCACCGCGTGGGACGGCAGCCCGCATGTCGACACGATGGCCAGGGCTAGCATCGTCACCCAAACCTCTCTTCCACCCGGCTTCACGGATGAGTCGGGCCAGCTTGAGCCGCTGCCCCTGCGGTACCGCCGGCCCAGCGTCCCTTGCCACCTATGCAAGCTAGTTGTCTCGCGCTTCACCGGCCTGCTCTATAGCGAGGCGCAGGACCCCACGTGGAAGGTCCCCGGCGATCCCGACACCGAGGCGTGGGTACAGGCGGTGTCGGACTCCTACGGCCTGTGGGCGATGATGATGCACGCCCGGGACATGGGGGGCGCGATCGGCACGGCCGTGCTCGGCTTCAAGCTCGTCGATAGCCGAGTCGTCTTCGAGGACCTCGATGCCCGCTGGTGCTTCCCGACTTTCAACCCAAAGGACCCCCGCGAGCTCGTGAAGCTCGAGGTGCGGTACATGTATCCGATGGATGTCAGGGATCCGGTGACCGGGCAGTGGCGGGAGGAAAAGTTCTGGTACCTGCGGGTGATCGACCGGACGACAGACTGTCTGTGGAAGCCAGTGCCGGTGGGCGACGGCTCGCTCGAGCCCAAGTGGGACGATCCGAGCACGGTCGACCAGAGCTATGATCACAACTTCGGGTTTGTGCCCTATCAGTGGCTAACCAACCTCGAGGTGGCGGGAGCTATCGACGGCGATCCGGATTGCCTCGGCGCATATGATTACTTTGACCGCATCGGCGAGCTCGATAGCCAGATCCACGGCGGCGCCATCAGGAACGCGGACCCCACGCCAGTGGTGGCGAGCGATGGCAACCTGCAGTCGGTCGCCACGGGCAGTAAGCGCGCGGTCAAGCTCGAGAAAGGCGGAACCCTCACGTTTGCCGAGACCAGCGGCACCGCCACCGAAGCCGCGGCGAAGGAGTCGGACCGGCTCGAGGACAAGGCGCTGCAGATCTGCGAATGCGTCCTGCCCGACCAGCGCCAGACAAACCGCTCCAGCATGACCGCCACCGAGGTGACGAAGCGCGCCGCGGCCATGTTCGCCAAGGCTTCGCGGCTGAGAACGCAGTACGGCGCCCGCGGCGCCGTCCCACTCATGGGAAAGCTGATCCGGGTCGCCCGCCAGCTCGAGGCGGGCCGCCCGGCTGGCGCGTCCGAGGTGGACGCCTCCGGCACCCCGATCCCGCCCGGCACTACCGTCAAGAGCGCAATCGCGGTCCCGCCCAAGGTGGACGACGGCCAGCTCGTGGCCCACAAGCTCGGCAACGTGCAAGGCGTGCAATTATCGCTTGTGTGGCCGCCGTTCGACCGGCCTACGCCACAGGATACCGCCCAGACCGTGCAGGCGACGGTGAACGCCCGGGCGGCGCGGCTCATCTCTGGAGTCACGGCCACGCGCCAGATCGCAGCCGACTTCCACATCGACAGCCCTCGGGCCGAGCTGGCGGAGATCGGGAAAGAGCCGTCTCCGCCAGACCTCGCGGCGCGGTCACTGGGCGAGCTGAACGAAGGAAGATAAGCCGGTGCGGATCGCCTGCGACTTTGACGGCACCCTGGTCAGCCAGGCTCGCCCCTACTCCGACATTATGACCCCCCTCGAGTGGATCGACGGCGCCAAGGAGGCCATCGTCACTCTGAAGGCGGCCGGCCACATGCTCGTGCTCTGGTCGAGCCGGGCCAGCCGAGCCTTGCTCTACGACCCCACGCTAGACCCGCTGGTTCGCGCCGGGGTAGTGCAGGTGCACCGTCAGCAGTGGCTTGAGTCGCGGGCGCTGAACCTCGCCCGCTACCACGAGATGCTGGCCTTTGTGAACCGGGAGATTCCAGGAGTGTTCGACGCGATCGACGACGGGAGCGCGGGAAAGTTCAGCTTTGACTTGGTGATCGACAATAAGGCCATATGCTTGCGCGGACCTGCGACCTGGGCGCGTATCGCGAGAGTGTACGGCGAGCACGACCCGCCGCCCTTTGGGCTCGACCTCCCGCCGGCACTGCTCGACACGCCAGTAGCTCGGCTAAACCTTGTGCCCACCGGCGAGCTCAAGCAGATCCTCGACCAGGTGCGGGGGGAGCTGCGAGGCCGAGGCATCGCGCACTACCAGCCCCTATTCGCCCTTGGGGATGCCGGGTTCTGGTGCGCCGACCGGGCCATTACGATCAACCTGCCCTGGTTCCTCGCCACCGAGGAGCTGTTCCAAGCGGCTCAGCCGCGGTATCCGTTGACGTGGTTCGACGTGGTGCGCGGCGTGCGCCACGAAGTCGGCCACGCGATCGGGTATGCCTTCGAGCTATGGAAGCGGCGGGACTGGACCGAGGTGTTCGGGAACTTCCGGGCGCCCTACCCGGAGCGTCCCTGGCCCTACATGGAGCACAGCCCCAACCACATCGAGTACGTGCTCGACAGCGGGGCTGGCTACGGCCAGCGCCACCCGGACGAGGACTGGGCCGAGTCGTTCGCCGCCTGGCTCGACTCCTCGTACCCCAAGGGCAGCTTACAGGACGGCGCTCGCCGCAAGATTGAGTACGTCGACCGCATCGCGCGCCAGGTGCTGACCGGCCGGCCCGTCAATGACGACCTCGGGGTACCCAAGGAGTGGCGTTCAGCGTATCCTGGGCAGACGGTCGGGCAGGCACTGGGTTTCGCGCCACCGTGGAAATAACCCATGAGCACGGACACCATCATCCACATCAAGAAAGCCTTCGGAGGCCTCAAGACCGCCCGCGAGGTGTGGCGGGAGAAGGTGCTCCGGGGCATCCTCTGCCGGCACTGCCAGAGCATTCCGGCCATTGGGCTCCTGCACATGTTCTGCCCGTCCGACGAGTTCGAGCACGACTACCCCCAGCTCGCCGTGAAGATGGCACTGCGCTCGCCCGCCGGCATCCCGTGGGTCGAGTTCGCCGTGTGCGGGGAGCCGCGCAAGTACGTGCCGCTGCCTGCGGTGCCCTTCTGCCAGCATTGCCAGCAGGCCGTCGAGCGGTGGGCGGCGAAGGCACCGAGCAAGATGGTATGCGAGTTTCGCCTCGGGCCGGACGAGAGTCGGCTGGTCGGGCAGGTGCCGGGCGGGCCGTCGGTCGGAAAACGCCACCGGGCGCACAAGAACAGGAGCACGCCGTGGGGAAGTCAGCAGTAGCGTTCGCCAGGGCCACCGCGAAACCGCAGCCCAAGCCGGAGCCGCAGAAGAAACTCTCCGCCCAGGAGCGGAGCGCGCTCAAGAAGATGCGCCGGGAGGCCAAGGCCGCGGGCGCGACGCTGAAGAGCGACGGCGAGGGCGGGCTGCGACCGTCCCTAGCGTTGGGGGCATTCAGAAAGGGGGGGTGGAAATGTTCCAACGAGGACTGCCCGACCCCGAAGAAGGATTTGGATCTCGATCATGTGAGTGGGCACGCCAAGGAGATCGCCGCAGATCCGAGGGCTCGCAAGCGGAAAGATCTGAAGCGCGCGATCAAGCTCGGCCACGTCAGTAAGATCGATGCGCTCCATGTGCTGTGCAAGCGATGTCACGATGTCTGTCACCAACGGGAGAGGGAGCTCGACGATGGAGAAAAACCTCGCCCGATGCCCGGAGAAGAGGCGTGAATGGATCCTGCTGAGTTGTTCTCCGCCGGAGCCGCGCCTTCGGCCACCGACATGCTCGGTGCCGACGTGCTCTGCCTGGCGTCGGTAGCGACGGCCGTCCCGTCCTGTTGCTCGACTACTACGAGAACTTCTTTGAGTCCGCGAATAGCTTCGTTACCCGGCATATTCGCGACCACCTGCGGACCACGCCCGACCCGAACGTGATGATCGGGAAGTTCCACCTCGTGTGGCGTGGAAAGCCGCGATTTGTGGGATACTTCAAGCTGTCGCGATGCCGTCGCTCTACGAACAGATCCTGAGCAACCACCGGCGGACCCTCGACCGCCTGGTCGAACGCGGCGCCGTGGAAAGACTCCGCTCGGTCTACATGAAGGCCTCTGCCGAGGTGCTGGCCAAGCTCGAACGTCTCGGCACGGGCTCGGCGACGTTCACCGCCCACCAGCTGCGCATGGTCCTGGCCCAGCTCAAGGCCGGGCAAATCTACATGTCCGGCCAGCTCCTCGACGAGCTGACGGCGGCCAGCAGGGAAGCGCAGCTCGAATCGCTGCACGCACTCATCCGGGACTACAAGCTGCTCGAGAAGCACTTCACCGGCCATGAGCCCGTGCTGCCCATCGAAGAGGCGGCGCGCTTCGCCGGCGTGATCGACAAGAGCCGCACCTCGCTCCTGCGCCAGCACAAGGCCAGCATGAAGAGCTACGGCTCCCAGATGGTCGAGCGCTTCGAGGGCGAGATGGCGGTGTCGCTCGCCACCGGGGAAACGCTCGACGGAGCCATCGACCGGGTGCACGGGGTGATGAAGTCTGACTTCTGGAGGGCGGAGCGGGTGGCGAGGACGGAGTGCGCGTGGTCGGCGAATGCGACGCACGTCGACGGCATCAAGGAGATCGCCAAGGAGGACGCGGGAGTCTTCCAGCAGTGGGTGGAGTTCTGCGCGCCCGACGGAAAACCGCTCGACAATCGGGTCAGCTGCGACAGCATCGCCATTCACGGTGAGCTCGCCCCGCCCGGGGGCGAGTTCACGATGCCGGCCGAGGCTCCCTACCCGGACGCCAAGGGCGAGACCAAAGTAAGAGAGTCGCTTGTCGGCCAGTCGTGGAAGGTGCCGCCGTGCCGGCCAAACGGCCGAGAGACCGTGGAGGTGTGGAAGCAGGAATGGGGATCGCCGGGGTGGTTGTACGAGGGCGGCAAGCGCAAGTGGCTCGTGCGGCCTTAGAGGACCCGCTTTGACGGCATCGTCTACTACCGTAGATAGCCGAACGGCGCGGGCCTTGACTTTCGACCACGCGCCGTTCTAAGCTTGTCTTTGAGAAATGAGACAAGGGAAGCTTCCTACGTTTCTGGCCGGCAGTCAATGCCGGTCCTTGGCGCCGTCGAGTAGCGCTGGTCCTGCACATGCAGGGACGAGATCTCACGTCAAGGCTGGATGCCGAAACTCGACCGCGGCGCAAGCCGTGATGGTCCCAACGTTGAAGATGGCCCGCGGATCACACCGGCCGCTGGGGGAAGACGGGCGCCGCGATATAAGGGTCGCGGCGTTGGACCACCAACCAGGGCGGGACTTTTTTGTCCCCACCCGATGCGAGAGCGAGAAGCGGCACACCTTATTATCCCCTTGGTGCGTTCGCCAGAAGCTCGGCGCAGTCAGTCAATAGCCAGCACGCCTGCCCACACCCACACTCGCCCTGGTGCCGGAACCCGGACCAGAGATAGGAGGAGGGGAGACGGTGGCATGCCCGGGCTGTGCCGCAGTCGGTAATACTTCCCGACGCACGTCGACAGGACAAATCGCTTCCGATCCGCGCGCTCGATTGCGCCCAGTTCGACCAGGGGGATAGACGCAGCGCAGATCAAGCGGCAAATTTGCCGAATGGTCCGACTAATTTGGGGAATTATATACTTGACTCCCTTGGCGGTTTAGGGTAGATTTGCTGTGGCCCTGCGTGAACGCGGCGAAAGCGGTCGCACGGTTGGATTCCCCGTGGCCTCAGTGGACAGCGAGACGATTCACGCTGAGATCCGCGCGCACGTTGAAGCGGGCTCCACGCTCCACACCGACGAAGCCGTGGTCTACAACGGGTTGGAGCCAGCCTTCAAGCACGAGAGCATCAACCACAGCGCCCACGAATTCGCACGCGGCGACGTGACCACCAACGGCATCGAAAGTTTCAACGCCTTGTTGAAGCGTGGCATTCTCGGCGTGTACCATCACGTCACTCCGAAGCATCTTCCACGCTACGTCAACGAGTTCTCATTCCGACTGAACGAAGGCAATGTCCGCAACCACACCACTGAGCGTCTTGACAGCCTTGTCAGGCGCGCGGCTGGCAAGCGACTCACATTGGAGGCACTGACGAATGCCTGAAACGACCAACGAAGTCCCCAAGGCGCTTGAAGCCATGGTGGACATGGTGCTGCACTACAAGCCCAAGCCGGT